TAGAAACTGGTAGTAACGGGAAACTTTACGCTTCCACCTCCGTAAAAAATAGCGACGGAGACAGAATGTTCTATTCAGTCTTCTTTAGAAAAGAAGTTGATTTGACCGACTTTGATGACGGGATGAATAAAATTAACGTGAAGTCCGGGTTTATTACATGCTCGAAAATTGGTGAAAGCGTCTGTCCGAAAATTATGGTTTTGGATTTCGAATAAGAGAAAAAGCGTCCCGGGCAAACCGGGACGCACTATTTAGAAAGTAGGTGTTGAAAAATGAAATACACCGCTGGGAATTTAAGAACAAGGGATATTGATAAAGAGATTAGAGCTTACAATAGAAGATTGTTGCAACTGCAATCGAAAAATGAAGCGTTTAAAATTCTGGATACGCTGACGCGCACAGAAGTAATGCGAGGGAGAACCGATGCAGAAATAGCGCGGGAGCTGAACCGTTTACAAAAATTGGCGGAACCAGAAAAACAAAAGATGGTAAAATACAAAGCGGGTAGTAGTCTGGAAGTTCCGCTGTTTGTTCGAGAACAAGTTGAACGAGCCATTAAAAAAGCCAATAAGCAAACTACGAAAAGGTTTGAAATCCTGGAAGCACAGCGTAGGGGCTCATTTTACACAATTGAACAGGAAAGTTTAAGACCCATTACAAAAGGAACAGGGCGCACATTGTTAGAAGTTAAAAAGAGATTGGAGACTGCACAAAATCGTGAACGTAGCGGCTATTTAACATTTATAGATGAAAAATACAAAAGAAACTATATTAAAGCCATTCAAAACAATTTCGGCGCGGCTGGTGATAAGTTAGTTGACAGGATAAGTAAAATAAGCGGTACAGCTTTTTATTTTGCAAGTCAAGACCCGTTCTATGGTTCGTATCTGGAGATTGAATATTCCTACGGTGAAGAAGCTATAAATGCTATGATAAACAAAATTGAAAATGCTTTGACGGTTTTAAATTTGTAATGTTTACCGCAGATTTTGAGACTACAACAGATAAAAATGACTGTAGGGTATGGGCTTGGGCCGTTTGCGAAATTGGTGTTGTGGATAACATAGTAATAGGTAATACTATTGATAGCTTTTTTGAAACATGTGAAGAAAGTGGGAATTTAATTTTATATTTTCATAACCTCAAATTTGACGGAGAATTTTGCATAAGCTATCTATTAAAGCATGGTTATGAATATGTCGAAAGTAAAAAATTGTACAATAAGCAATTCAATGCACTTATATCCGATATGGGGCAGTTTTATAAAATAAAGATACGGTTTGGGAATGGAAATAGTTTGGAGTTGCGCGATAGTATGAAACTGTTAAACTATTCGGTTGATGAAATAGCAAAAGCATTTCATTTGGATATTCAGAAACTTGAAATCGATTATAATGATCCACGTGGAACAAACCATATTTTAACGAAAGAAGAAACTGAATATTTGAAACATGATGTTCAGATAATGTCACTTGCGCTTGACCGTATTTTTAAAATGGGTTTTGAAAAATTGACACAAGGAAGTTGCGCCCTAGAAGATTTTAAAAGCATCATTGGGAAAAAGAGGTTTAGAACGTTGTTTCCTGAACCGAATTACGACAAGGATATACGCAAGGCTTATAAAGGCGGATTCACTTATTTAAATCCGATATACGCCGATAAAGATGTAGGCGAGGGGAATGTATTCGATGTGAACAGTTTGTACCCATCGCGGATGTATTACTGTGATTTGCCTTGGGGCGAGCCGAAATTTTACGATGGTGAATACATTTACGATTCAGAACGCCCGCTATATATTCAGCTTTTCCGGTGTGAATTTGAACTAAAAGAGGGATATTTGCCAACAATTCAATTAAAAGGGAACAGCCGTTTTGTTCAAACAGAGTACGTTACATCAAGCAATGGAGATGTAATACCACTTTGCCTAACTAATGTGGATTTAGAACTGTTTTTAAAACATTATAATGTATACAATTTAGAGTATGAGCGCGGTTGGAAGTTTCGCGCAAGTAATAAAATGTTTCGGGATTATATAGATAAATGGATGCAGGAGAAAATTAAAGCGGGTAAAGAGGGCAATGCAACTATGCGGAATTGGTCAAAAATTATGTTGAATTCTTTATACGGCAAATTTGCTCTAAATCCAATTTGTGCTAAAAAACATCCATATCTGGATAATGGTGTTGTTAAATATCGGACTTCCCCACCCGAAACACGGGAAGCCCTCTATCTTCCAGTCGGTGCTTTTATTACAGCATATGCAAGAAGATACACCATAGAAACAAGTCAAAAAATAAAAGAATACAGCATGAAAAAATACGGCGTTGACATGTATATTTATAGTGATACGGATAGTATTCATACAACACTACCTTTAGAAGATGTGCAGCAGTTTATTGAAATAGATGATTATAAGCTCGGCGCGTGGGCGCACGAAAGCCATTTTACAAGGGCGCGCTTTTTGAGGGCCAAAACGTATATTGAAGAAATTGACGGAAAACTGCACGTTACATGCGCGGGACTTCCTGACAAAGGGAAAGAGCAGGTGACATGGGAAAACTTTCATCCATGCGCAACGTATACCGGGAAACTCATGCCAGTTCACGTTGACGGGGGAATTGTACTGGTTGATAAAGAGTTTAATATAAGGAGTACTTAAAATGGAAGATAATGAAGTGCTTGAATATGATGAAGTGAGTTTAAAACTTGCAAAAGCAATTATTAAAATCAATCGGCTTGAACGTGAAAACAAAGAGTTAAAAATAAATCTAGAGAAAATAGTTGAAGAAAAATGTCCGCTTTGCGAATTCAACTTAAATAAAATGAAAGGATGGAGACTTGAAAAATGAAAAATTATTTCAGATATTATAGAGCGCTAAAGAATCTGCATCAAAAGTTGTTTGAATCAATTATCCATATTTTACCAACAAAAAATCCATGGAATAATTTGTAAATTACAGGTATGATTATAATAGGATTTACAGGAAATGTAAATACTATTTACAGCGGAGCGCAACGGATGAAACCGACCGTCTGTAACATCGGGCCTTGCAAGCTATATTATTTCTGCCTGTAAATCCTATTGAGGTAATTTAATGTACTACGACATTAATAATACATTATCCTATAACGCACTTTTTAATATTGTGCTTGGTGGGCGTGGAATTGGCAAATCATACCAATGGAAAATCAAAGCGGTACGGGACTTCCTTAAAAAAGGTAAACAGTTCGGATATATTCGTAGATATAAAGACGAGTTGCTAAAAACCGCAGACAAGTATTTTAATGACATTATTAAAAATCAAGTTTTTCCGGATACGAAAATAGAGTATGACGGGGGCCAATGGTACATTAACGAAGAATTAGCCGGATACACTTTTGCGTTGACAAAGGCAAGTGATTATAAATCAAGTGCTTTTCCCGATATTTCAAATTTGATTTTTGAAGAATTTATTATTGATAAACCTCATTCATCTTATTTGCGCAATGAGCCTTTCCTTTTATTCGATTTGTACGATACAATAGCCCGAATGCGAGACGATGTTATCTTATTTATGCTTGGCAACGCAATTTCAATGGCTAATCCATATTTTATACAATGGGATTTATCACTGCCGAAAAATAAAAATGCAGTTGTAAGAGATAACATACTTTTACAGGTAGTTCCGACAAGCGCAGAATTTAAAAAAGCGAAAGAAAATACACGATTTGGGCAAATGTCACGCGCACTCGGGTATGCAGATTATTCGGTGGATAATAAATTCTATTTGGATGATGAAGCGCAAATAATGAAAAAAGGGAAAAATACTCGGTTTTATTTCACTCTTGTTTGGAGAGACAAAAAATACGGTGTTTGGTTCGATTACGACACGGGTATGACAATTATATCATATGATTATGACCCGTATAATACAATGGTTTTCACACCAGACAAAGAAAGCATAAATAAATCCATTCAGTATGTAAAGCAGTACGAACGCCACCCGTTTTTCAGAAGAATAAAAGAAGCATTAGAAACGGGTACACTTGCTTACGAAAATGAAAAAATTCAGCATGAAATTAAAAGCATGTTAAAAATAATTATTTAAAAGGAGAAAAACAATGGCTTATACTACTTGGATTACGGCAAACCCCCTTGTAAATGTCACGCAGGTTTTTGGAGGTTCACACCGTGGAAAAGACTGGAACACACGGGATGCTTCCGGCGTGATGGGTGATACGATGGTGCGTGCGATTGGAACGGGTGAAGTTGTTCGCAGTGAGTACGGGACGGGAGGCAATTGGTCTTGGGGAAATTTCATTGCAATTTATTACCCTGCTCTTGATAGAACGGTCTTGACCGCGCACCATGCAGACCGCCTTGTTAAAGTTGGCGATACGGTTGAAGCCGGAACACCTATCGGCAATTTTGGAATGACGGGCAACACTAATGGGCCGCACTGTCATGAAGAATGGCATGTTGGCCGGGGTATTACAAATAATCTTGTAACGCCTGATGATGGTTTTCCGAATATCGTTGGGAGATATGATATTGAATATGGAGGAGGTGAGACACCTATGCCCGCAGAATATACAGCAAATATTCTAATTGTTGTCTTTGCCGAAAATGGTCATACCATTAACAGCCCCGCGAGTAATGATCCCGAAAACTATGTGTATTTTGGAAACAAGCGCAAGTTCCGCGTGATGGCTGACAATCTTGATAAAGTCCAAGAGTTCGGAAGCTGGAATTACTGGCAGGATATTACAGACGTAGCAGTTCTTAAAATCTTTAATAAAGATTTGAGTGAGCTTCCCAATGTGTGAAAAGCTGAAAGCGCTTTATATTGAAAGTTATTACAACTATCAAAAGGCAAGTGCCAAAGAAGTAGGAATTATGTACGGGATATTTCTAGGCGTAAGAAAATGCTGTAATATTTTGTATTCACAAAAGACTGTTGCAGATTTTCAAATTTTAGCAAATGAATTTGCTAATAAAAGGGTGTGATGAAATGGACTATAATTCGGTTGCTCAAATTGTAAGCACTCTCGGCTTCCCGATTGTAATGTGCGGTGTACTTGTCTGGTTAAACGTTAAGCAGATGAACGCCCACAGGGAAAGCGAGGAAAATTTTACGCAAGCTCTTTCAGATAACACAAAAGCCTATATCGAACTTAAAGAAGCGATTACAAATTTAAAGTTAAAGGAGGAATATTAAAAATGAAACTTAGTGAAGCACGAGAATTCATTGACAGGCTTTATAACAGTGAGGATGGATTTACGGACGACATGCGCGAAGATTTGCGCAAGCTCCATGATAGCGAAGATGAACAAGAGGGAATGGAACGTTACTGGAAAGAAATGTCTGATAAAATGGACGGAATTTCCAATGCGTTTAAGGATTTTAAGCGTGATTATGTTACCAGCGTTTTGACTGGCCGTGATGCTGTTAGAAAGCATGTTGAAGATTTGAAAGATGATGATTTTGACGACATCAAAGACGAAACGGAAAAGATTAAATCCATTTTTAATGAGGAGGTAATTGAAAAATGAAAAGTGCAAAAGTTTTGACAAGTGTAACCAATAATGCACCGCAGATTCTAACCGCGCTTCGCGCGCAGATGGTAGCGGAAAATCCCAGCTTTGAAAATCGGCTCCCGCAGGTGACGCAGGATAATATCCGGGAATTTGGCACGGCGGTGCTAGATTATCAGCCCACGCAGAATGCTTTTGTAGATACGCTTGTTAATCTTATCGGGCGCGTGTGGATTACGTATCGTTTGTTCACAAATCCGATGCGTGTTCTGAAAAAAGGCATTCTCGAGTACGGCGATACGGTAGAACTTGTTTATACCAACCTTGCAAAAGCGCACCAGTTTGACCCTGCACAGGCAGAGGAAGAATGGATGAAGCGCGAAATTCCTGACGTTAATACCGCTTTCGCGAAGCTAAACTATCAGGTATTTTACAAGCAGACTATTTCTGATGATATGTTGCGACAGGCCTTTATGTCGTGGCAGGGCCTTAGTGATTTTATCAGTTCTGTATTTAATGCTATGTACACGGGTGCGGAACTGGATGAATTTACCACGATGAAAAATCTGCTTGCGCAGTATGGCACGGCGGGCAAGTTCGCGGTTGAAGTAATTGACGAAGTGACAGACAACACCTCCGCTCACATGGCGCTTGCGAAAATGAAAGCTGTTTCTAATAAGATGTCTTTCATGCGCGCAGACTATAATAGTTTGGGTGTTCTTACCGCAACGCCGAAAGAAAAACAGGTTCTTATTATTGACGCGGACACCGACGCTTATCTGGCCGTGCTTGGGTATAGTACCCTGTTCAATCTGGAGCCCGCGAAAGTTCAGTACCGTGTTATCGTTGTGGATGAAATCCCCATTCAGGACACGCACGCGATTTTGATTGATGAAGATTTCTATGCGGTATGGGATGCTTTGCAGAAATTCACCCGCGATATGAACGGGCAAGGCCTGTACTGGCAATATTGGGCGCACTACTGGAGAATCATGGCCGTGTGCCCGTTTGCTAATGCGGTTGCGTTTGTTACCACCGCGCCCACAATTACGGAAGTTGAAGTAACGCCCGCAACGACGAATTATGCTCAAGGCACGGCAACTCAAATGAAAGTTAATGTTACGGGCACTGGACTATACCCGCAGGGTGTAACGTGGACCATCAGCGGAAATACCGACGCAACCACAAATATTGCTCGTGACGGATGGTTGTATTTCGGTGAAGCAGAAACAGGCAAAATTACTATTACAGCCACTTCTGTTTTTGATAAATCCAAAACCGGTGCAGCGACCGCAACTAAAGCATAAATGTTTATAGCCGGGCGGGTAATACCGCCCGGCGAATATAAAAGGAGAAGAAAATGGCAATAAATCCCAATACAACAATTTATCTGTGTGCAGGCATCCCATGGGGGAACGATTATGCGCACGTTAGATTGTTCCAGAATATGGAAGAACGTCTTTCTTTTCTTTCCACAAAAATCATAGCAACGCTTGATGGGGCAACTTATCAACGTGATGATAAATTTGTTTCGTTTCCTGCAAATTATGAAACGATTGCAAACTGCAATTACATGTATTATCGAAATAACAACCGCTGGTACTTTAATTTTATTACAGATATTCGTTTCCAGAACGAAAATAAAAGTGACGTGTATTTTGAACAGGATGTTTTCCAAACATGGTTTGCAGATGATACTTTAAAAATATCTTTTGTTGAGCGTGAGCACACAAACGATGATACATTCGGAAATAATCTTGTTCCCGAAAATCTGGAAACGGGGGAATACGTTTACAACCAGAACATTACAAGTGGTTATGGTACTGTATATGATTTTACACCCGGCATTATCATTGCCGTTTCGGAACGCTTGGATGGTGTAGCAACTTCGAGTTTACTTGATAACACATTTACTGGCTTGTCTTATTACTACGCGAAAAAAGACCGAGTAGACAAGGCTATATCTATGGTTGATGAGTATGCAAAAAGCGGTAAGGGTGACGCCATTGTGTCAATGTTTATGTATCCGCTTGAACTCCTTAATATTTTCCCTGCTTCCCCGTCTTATGGTTGGGTATCGGGTATGGGCACAGAAAGAATTTACGGAAACAAACTTTTAAACGTTTTCGCGCCGCTTGATGGTTACACACCGAAAAATAATAAGTTGTACACACACCCTTATAGAGCCTTAGAACTGTATGGTTCCGGTGCAAGCGGCAAAGAGTACCGTTATGAATTTTTTGATTTTGAAGCGCAAGGAACGAACGGGCCTTTCGTATTGTTTAGTTCTCTTGGCGGTTCAGCCCCTATTGTATGTACACCGTTAAATTACAAGGGACTTAATATTTCACTTGATGAATCGTTGACAATGCCCGCCTTTCCGGTTTGTTCGTGGATAAATGACACATTTAAAAACTGGTATGCGCAGAATCAAATGGGGATGAATTTAAATGCTTTAACAACAATTGTTGGCGGTTCGGTTGGCGCGGGCGTAGGAGTTTTTACCGGGGATTTTTCCGGAGCAGTTGAAAGTGTTGTAGGTGCGGCAACTAAAATTGCTAATACACTTGTTACGATTGAAGAACATAAGATAATCCCTGATAGCGCAAGGGGCAATACAGCTTCTTCAAATTCTTTCTTTGCGAATGGTCAATGGTATTTTTACATGTTCCCGAAATGCATTCGCTACGAATTCGCAAAGCGTATTGATGATTATTTTACTATGTTCGGGTACAAAACAAATGAACTTAAAATCCCTAATTTGTACGGTAGAAAATCATGGAATTTTGTAAAATGCACTGAATGTAATTTAATAGACAGTATTCCTGTTGTAGCACACAATCGAATTAAACAGGCATTTGAAACTGGTGTTACTTTTTGGCATACAAACGATATCAAAAATTATGGTCTTGATAATTCTATTGTTTAAGGAGGTGCAATAATGGCAAGAAAAGGAATAGGTGGTAGAGATTTTCAGTTTTTCGACACTCTAGCTTTGAACAATATAACTTACAATGAATATACAATCCGATTGCTCAACATTGCACTAGCTCGCTTTAAATGGGAAAATGTGCCAAAAGGGATTGACATCCGTTATCTCGAACTAATGCTCATTACACAAGGTTCAGCGCTGGTTTTTTATGAAGATAGTTTGGAACAGTTTTTTGGGTTAGGGGTTGCGTATACAGGCCCGCTCAACTGGTACGGAGTACCGTCTGAACGAAGCGCAATTGCCGCAAATGGTACGCCTTTTAGAATGTTGGATGAAACAAATAGCGTGTTAATTTTTAATAACATGGCAAGAACTGGTGATGCTTACATTATAAATGAGTATGCACGTAAGCTATATGATGTTCAACGCAATGCAGAGACGAATGCAAATTTACAAAAGTTTTCGGCTTTCATTGCGTGCAACGAAAAAGAAAGATTGTCGCTTAAAAACCTAATTATGAAGTTGGACGGCGGTCAACCGTTTATTTACGGTGATAAGTCCTTGAATCTTGACAGCATAAAGCCGATTAACCTAGATATCCCGTTTATTGCACGCGATTTGCTCTCCGTGAAAACGGAAATTTATAACGAAGCGTTGACAAGCCTTGGTGTTGTTTCAGCTTTCACAGATAAACGGGAAAGACTTGTTGCAAATGAAGCCGCCGCCCCGTTTGGTTCGCTCGAAATGATACGTGAATCTTACCTGTATGAACGAAAACAGGCGTGCGAAAAAATAAATGAAATGTTTGGCACTAACATAAGCGTAGAGTTTAATTCTGAAATTCCAATTGTGCCGGAAATGGGCGGTGATATTGAAAATGAGTAGTTACACCGTTGAATTAAGACAACTTATTCAAAATGGTTATGACATAGGACTAAAGGACTATCCTATTTTTGATGAAAGTTACCGTGAAATGCTTAACAATAAAATTATAACGCATTATTGGATGAGGGAAATAGGAGCGGAAACGGCAGATCTTTTTAAACTTTATCTTAACCGTACCATGAGTGAAATAATGCCGTACTACAACCAACTTTACAAAAGCGCACAGATTGATTTTGACCCTCTAAACGCTTACAATTACTCCGAAACAAACATGGAATTTGAAAACGTTGAAAGCGACGGTACCCGCACTGACACGGCAGACGGAAAAAGTCTTTATAGCGACACACCCCAAGGACTTCTTGAAAATGGTGCCATTGCTGATGAAAAATATTTAACGTCTGCAACTTTGAACGATTCTTCGGCATCTTCCACGGCAAATAATTTACAGAAACGTGACCGAAATTTTGAGAAGAAAGTGCGCGGGAATATGTATCATAATTTGAGCGAATTGCTGAAAGACTACCGGGAAACATTCTTAAACATTGACATGGAAATTATAAACAACCCGGAAATACAAAACTGCTTTATGAAACTTTATTAAAGGAGGTGAAAACATGGAACTATTAAACATTACTCGCTGTTGTACCCCCGCTCTGCCCTCTGCATATGCTGATGCGCTATCTTATTATGAAGCGCTGTGTAAATTACAGGGGGCCATCAATGAAGTTATTCAAACCCTTAACACTTATACGCCAGTGACGGAAGATTGGGTAAAGGATTATGTTGCAAGCCAACTAAATAATATCATAACAGATATTGAAGATTTTGAAAATTCTGTTGATGGTAAAATCACTGATTTGGAAAATCAATATGCGCAATTTACGCAGGAAATAAATAACAGAATTCTTGAAATTATAGAAACGGTTAATAACAATGACCAAATATTCTATAACTATATCATCACAGTTGTTAACCAGAAATTGGAAGATGTAATTAATAGGTTAAGTGATGAAACGATTATTAACAATCCTGTATACAATAAAATGGACAGCTTGAAAAATACACTAAATATGATGTATGAGGGGGTCCGACAAAGTGGCATTACAGCTTATGAATATGCAAACCTAGGGCTTACAGCAGCAAAATATAAGGCGTACAATGTTTCAGCTTTTAATTACGCAACAGCGGCCCGTTTTATTTGGCACAAACTTATTTATGGTGTATATTCTGCCATTACAGGGGTTTTCACTTCTGTACAACAGGCAATGAACGAACTAACGCAACAGCTTAGAACAAATGGTTTAACTGCAAACGAATATAAAGCGTTGGATTTAACCGCTACGGCTTATCTTGCAAAAGATTGGACGGCTTACATTTATTCTTGGAATTCAAAAACTTAAATAAAAGGAGATAAATTATTATGGCAAGCACAAATAAAACAACTACACTTGACCTTTCGCAATTCGTAGGAATTGACAAACCCGATTGGCTCACCGATTATAATGACGATATGAAAAAAATTGATACGTGGGCAACGACAACGGATTCTGACGTGTCCGATGCAAATAACAAGGCAACGCAAGCCGTGAATACGGCCAATGCCGCGAGTACTGCCGCAAATGCCGCATCTACAGCCGCGAACAATGCCGTGACCGTTGCAAATAGTATTGTCAACGGTTGGGAGGGAATTACCCCAACCAATATTAACACTAAAATAACTGGAATGACCCGTACAATCCGCGGGAATGTACCCGCGGGGATCTTGTTTGTTTCTGCTTATTTTTACAAGGGTGACGGCGATTTTTCGTTAGCTGCAAATGAAACATTATTTACAATTCCTGCTAAATTCAAACCGGTATCCACTACATTGTATGGCGCGATCACTTTGAAAAATAATAACAATACTTACACCATCTCTAATCTATCTATTGATGCAAGTGGCAATGTTAGCTTGTGGTCTGGTTCTAGCACTATCACAGGAATTAAAGAGATGATTATAAATTCTATTGCTGTAATTCCTGTATAATAAGACAGCCCCGCCTTTCGGCGGGGCTGTTCATTATTCAAATGTGGTGTCTTTCGGCTCAAGTAAATAATCGTTTGGATTCTCCCAGTAATCAGTTTCAACTTTTGCTAGAGCTTCAAAGTAGTTTTCTGCATCAATTTCAACAACTGCTTCATGGACTTCCTTAATTGTGATTTTGAATGTCATAATATCTTTCCTTTCTGTGCTCATAGCCCGAACAGTTTTCTATAAAATTCAATTCCTATGGATGTGCTTTCAATTTCAAAGCAACGTTTCACGTTATTGTAAATTCCGTACCAATTATTGCTAATTTTCTTGATTTCGTACATCTCTCTGTCTCCCGTCACTTCATATTTGAAAGGTTCTTTTCCCTTTCACTATCTATATTTTAACATGGATTGTTTGAATTTGTATTTGCATAATCGTCTCTTTCTGTTTGTACTATTGTGTATTTCT